TGCAGTTCCGATTCCGTCCATTGACCTATCAAGAAATCAATGCCAACAGCCAACTGCAGTTTGAGCAGCAAAAGACCCTGCAACTGGTCAACGACAGCGACAACCTAGATGAGCAATCCAAGATCGATCGCATCAACACCATGATGAAAAAACTGATCGAAGTCACGGTGCGCGCCATGAGCCAGAGCGTGATCGAGATAAACACCCCCGATGGCACAGTGTCAAACAATGCCCATATCGAAGAATTCCTCAACAACTGCGATCGCTCAACCTTTGAACAGGTGCGAGATCGTGTGATCAATCTCCGAGAACGCAGCGAACTCAAACCTCTCAACATCAAATGCCCGGGCTGTGCGCACCAATATCAGCAGGCATTCACCTTGGACATGGCACGTTTTTTCGCACCCGCCTCTTGACCTCTGACGCTCAGCAGATCGAAAAGCTGGTAGAAAACATGGATCAAGAGGCGCAACAGATACGTTCAGAAGCCCTCAAAATGTCATGGTACATGCGAGGCGGTCTCAGCTACAGCGATGCGCTGAATCTCAGTTTTGCCGAACGTGATGCTGTAGGACGCATCATCAAGGAAAACATGGAGACCACGAAGAAGACCAACCTACCGTTTTTCTAAACATGGATTTTGCACAGGCCAAACAAGACGTGCTGGACTGGGTCACTGGATTCGTGGAACGACCCAATGCCGACCTAGGTGGCTGGCCACCCTGCCCGCATGCCAGGAAAGCGCGCCTGGACGACCAGTTTGACATCCGGCCCGGCACCGTGGATCCCTACACCGACCTCATGCACGTGGAGATGGGACGCTGGCGCGTGATAGCCTTTGTTTACGACCCCGATCGCATCGATGCCGAAGAGTTTGGTCAGCAGGTACGCGCTGTCAATACCGGATTCCTCATACCACGCGGCATGATCGGACTGGCTGATCATCCCCAGGAAGTGGAGAACGTGCGCGGCGTGATCATGAACCAGGGGCAGTGGGCCTTGGCCTTCGTGCAGCCCTTGCGGGAGCTAGATCATTTCGCGCGGCTCATCGCGGATCGTGGCTACTATGAAGGCTGGCCCGAAGAATATCTACAGGGCCTGTTTGAAGGGCGACAGGACCCAAGATCGTGAGCTGGCAGTTTGGTCGCATCAACCTAGCAGAAACTCAGTATCAGAGCGAACTGGATTGGCGCTATCTCGATCCGCCGCCCGTGAACGATCTCCAGAGGGTCTACAGAGACTACTGCCTGCACAAACACTTCCACAGCGTGATGCCCATGATCGCTGGCAGGTTTACTGTGCCCGGTACCGAGATCATAGGCTATGCAGACCGCGATAGATTAGTGGCCTGGAGCATGTACAGGATCTGGGACGAACACAATGTGCTCAGCGACCATTTCGCCTGGGACTATCGCAATCCGCGCCTAAGGCTGGGAGTGCGCAGCATCGAAAACGAGTGCGCGATCTATCGCGATCGCGGATTCAGATACATGTACTTTGAATCTGTGGAACCCTACATGCTGGATCTGCAGGGCTTTGAAACACTGGGAGGCATGAAATAGATGGATCTCTATACCATATGGGCAGACAAACAAGGCGACATCACGGACCTGGAATGGGTCACGGGCATGCGCAGTTTTTTTGATCACCTGATCTCAGAAGGTCGCATGGAAAGCTATCGTATCACGCGCTGCAAGATGGGCTTCCGATCTATATCCGATCTCCCGGAGTGGATGATCATCATGGAGTTCCAGGACATGGCGCAGATGGACTCGGCCTTCCGTCGCGTGGCGCCGTTGGAAGGTGAACTTGAAGAAAAACATCGAAGCTTCAATCAGTTCGTGGCCGGCAACATCCAGCATGCGCTGTTCCGAGACTGGCCCGATCAACTGTGAACCCCAAGTTCTACGCAGTAACCAGCGCCACGTCGCTGGGTTGCTCGTTCCTGGACTGGAGCATACAGTGGCTCACAGGACAAGATCAGGTCTTGGTGGCCCATCGAACAGCATGGCAGCCCATCACGGCTGATCCTGTCTCAGCAGATCAGCTCAACGCTCACGGTCATCCTCGCAATCATCCTTCGGGTCTGTTGCAGACCCAGGCCTGCGTGGCCCAGATGCGCACCGTGACTGGTGTGGGCCTAGCGTCGCTGTATCCGTTTCCCTTGCATGTGGACCTGTGCTGCCAAGATCTGGGTCTAGACATCCAGCACCTGGCCCAGAATCTGCCTGCAGTGATGCGGTATCAGCACAAAGACTATCAACACAGCCTTGAGTGGCTGGTAGAACAAGCCGGCATGCCAGTGATCTATGTGGCGCCAGATCCTGCTGTGATCGGTCATAGATGGACGCGCAGGGCACAGCACCGCATGTGGACGCATGATCAAGAGCCCCAGAGTGCCAGTGATCTGGATCAGGAATATCAAGAAGTGTTTTTCGCTGGGTCACAGCACGAGTGGCAGCGACTGGGACTCACCGAAATCTGGGACCAGCGAGAGCGCATGGCACTGGACATGAGACCCTGGGACCCGCACTGGAGCGATGCCTGGCGGCCCGAAGGTGTGCATGAGATTGGATGCCAGTCCCTGTGGTTCGACACCGAGCAGGTGCTCCGGGATCTGTTGCCACGGTTGGCTCTAGAAATCATGCCTGCCAGGCTGGCACCATGGCGAGTGGTGCTGTCGCGATGGCAGCACATACAGCGACGTGCCCTGGAGTTTCCAGAAGCTCTGCCCAGGATCGTGGAAGCCATAGTGCGAGGTCGTAGTCATGCCTTGCCAAAACTAAGCCTTGTGCAGGAAGCCATCATACAGCACTGCCTGATCTATCAACACGGGCTGAATCTGCGTACCTGGAATCTGCGTGAGTTTCCGAGGGATGCTCGTCAGCTACATCTGCTGCTGGAATCTAACATACATCCCATCCAGTAGAGATGTGCTCTGCACATCTGTTTCTTTCGCTTGCGCTCAGAAACATTGCTTTTTTCCAGTATCATCCAGATCAAGTGGTCACACTTAGCCCGTTGCCGGGCCAAGAGCTGCATCATCCGAGTGGCGCAGTCACACAGCGTTAGAACTATTCGCACATAAATCTGTATCGACCACACCGAGTTGTCTAGGTAGTTGTACATTTTTTTGTGCAATCACAGGCGGTTGTCCGGTACCTGCTCGCTCCGTCTTATCACAACGGCAACACACAGATCGTACGCTGTCACGATCAGCATGCCTGAGGTTTTTCTCCTCTCATTTCGCCTTGGTATCCTTTTCCAACAACCAAACGGCAGGTCTTGAGCCGTCGTCATCCTCTCGGGTAGTGGTTGAGTGCTCACTGACACGGTGAGTCTTCCGTCCCTGTGATCCGAGATCCAGGTCTAGGGCACCCGATGTTGGCCGGTGCTAGCCTTGGGAGTCTATTTTGCCTTTGATGTGTGAGCCATGTACCCGAACCTGTATGTGACCATTGTAGTATGCGTCTGATTCGAGCACCCTGCGGGCGAATTGTTCACGAGCTTCTATATAACTGCATTCAGCTTTTGATCTGCAGTAGTACAGTATCTCGCGGCGGAAATTTTCTGGGCCTAGTTGTTCAATGTCTTGCGTGAGTTCTGGGCTGGAGCCATAGTAGGTCTGCCAATCACTTTCTATCTTGCCACGTATTTTCTTGCGCCTTTTCTTGCCGTTTTTGAGTCTTTCTGTCTTGTAAGTGGTCTTGCTGAATTTACTGAGTTTCTTGCCTATGTATTGCCTGCCGGTCAGTGTGTTGGTGATCACGTAGACAAATCCGGCATATTCTTCCGGTATATAGGTGACTTCCTGGGACTCGTATAGCCATGACATCGTGCATAGTTAGTTAGTCTCCCAGCCCACAGCATAGTTTTCGTCAACCAGCTGACTGGAACATTTCTGGGCGCATTCTACCCAGGTATGTGTGGCATCCTGCCAGCCTCGGCTGCACTTGTGCCACAAGGGATCTGCCAAGATCTCCTGCAGACTGCGCTGCCGCAGATTCATCCTTTCACGATGCTGCGCGAAGAAACTGTGGTTCCATTCTATGGTTTTGCCGCCGTGTGACAGGCTGCGATAAGGAAAGCTGGTCCAGGAACAGGGAAACACCACGCCTTCGGCATTGACATAGATGCCGCGATTGCCCACTTCGCACAAGGGCACGATGCCGCTGTGCCTGTGATTGTGCCGGATCTCTAGATAGCGCTGCCGATTGTGCTCCAGATACTGCTGATTGGGCATGGTGCGCCCGCTGAGATTGCGGGTGTGCCTTTCATAGCGATGACTGGCGCTGACGAACTCAGGTCGAGGTTGCAGATCGTCCTGATCACCGCCATAGCCCCCGTACTTGCTGCCAAACTTGGTGCTGAGCGTGATCTGCAGG